TTGCCGACCAGTTACCGGCAGGCGATGGCGGAGGTTTATGGCAAGGCGCGGCTGGGGCGGCAGGAATTGCTGGGTGAGTTTCTGGAGGATGCAGAGGATGCGCTGTGGACGCGGGATTTGGTGGAGCGATGCCGGGTGGCCTGTGCGCCCCCGATGCGGCGCATCGTGATTGGTGTCGATCCGCCTGCCAGCGCCGGGGGCGACGCCTGCGGCATCATCGCGGTGGGCAAGGGCGCGGATGGCAAAGCCTATGTGCTTGCTGACCATAGCGTGACGGGCCGGTCGCCCGAAGGCTGGGCGCGCGCAGTCGCCGCCGCTGCCGAGGCCTGGGGCGCGGACCGGGTGGTGGCAGAAGCCAATCAGGGCGGCGATATGGTGATCAGCACCTTGCAGGCCGCCGATGTGGCGATGCCGGTGAAGAAGGTGCATGCCGCGCGCGGAAAGGCGGCGCGGGCAGAGCCGGTGGCGGCGCTCTATGAGGGCGGGAGGGCGTTCCATGTGGGCGCCTTTCCCGAACTGGAGGATGAGCTGTGCGGGCTGATCTTCGGCGGCGGCTATGAAGGGCCGGGCCGGTCGCCGGACCGCGCCGATGCGCTGGTCTGGGCGATGAGCGAATTGATGCTGGGGAGGCGTGCGGTGGAGCCGCGGGTTAGGGGGCTCTAGGAAGTTCAGGAGTAAAAGATGAAACTTTTCGGCTGGAAATCAGCCGGGCGTGCCGCAGTGCGTCCGGCCAAAACGCATGTGCCGCTGGCGCGTGCATTCGGGAATTGGTCTTTGGGTGAATGGCCCAAAAGCTATGAAGCGCAGTTGCGTGACGGCTATTTGAACAATGCCATTGCCCAGCGCGCGGTGCTGCTGGTGGCGCAAGGGGTCGCGTCGGCGCCGCTTGTCGCCAGCGATGAGGCGGCGGCAAAGCTGGTCTGCGCGACCAGTGGCGGGCAGGCTTTGCTGGAAACACTTAGCAGCCAGTTGCTGCTTCATGGTAACGGCTATGTACAGCTGCTGACCGCGCCTGATGGCTCGTTGGTGGAGCTTTATGCGCTGCGCCCCGAACGGGTTGCGGTTGAGGCGGATAGTCGCGGCTGGCCCGCAGCATTCCGTTACAAGGCGGGGGAGGCGGTGACGCGGCTCGGTTCGAATGAGCTCATTCATATCCGCACGCACCATCCGCTGGATGACCATTATGGGCTGGGCTGCCTTGGCGCGGCGTCCGGAGCGATTGCGATCCACAATGCCTCTAGCCGTTGGAACAAGGCGCTGCTCGATAATGCCGCACGGCCATCGGGCGCGCTGGTGCATGAGGCGGCAGAAGCACTTTCGGGTGAGCAGTTTGACCGGCTGAAGGCGGAGCTTTCCGAGCAATTTTCGGGGAGCGACAATGCCGGAAGGCCAATGCTGCTTGAGGGCGGTCTGCGCTGGCAGGCATTGTCGCTCTCACCCGCCGACATGGATTTTGCCGGGCTGAAGGCGGCGGCGGCGCGAGAGATTGCGCTGGCCTTCGGCGTACCGCCGATGCTGCTGGGGCTTCCCGGTGATGCCACCTATGCCAACTACCGCGAAGCCAATAAGGCGCTGTGGCGGCAGGCAATTTTGCCGCTGGCCGCAAAGATATTGGATGCGCTGGCCGAAGGGATGCGGCCCTGGTTTGCGGATTTGAGCCTGAAGGTCGATGCCGATCAGGTCAGCGCACTCAGCGAGGATCGCGAGCGGCTCTGGGCGCAGGTGAGCGCGGCGGATTTTCTCACGCCAGAGGAAAAACGTACGATGCTGGGCATTGAAGCATGACGAACGAAGCCGAATTGCATGCGCTGCTCGAACGCGCCGGTGAGGCAGGTGCGCAGCGTGCCCTTGCCCATCTCGGCCTTGCCGATGAAAGCGCGGCGAAGGATATGGCTGACCTGCGCGAACTGCTGTCCGCCTGGCGCGATGCAAAGCGTTCGGCAAGAAAGGCAGTGGTCGAATGGCTTGTGCGTGGGTGCCTTGCGGTGCTGGTCATCGGGTTGGCAGTCAAGCTGGGCCTTTCGGGGCTGGTGATCAAATGAGGATCGCAGGCTATGCCGCCATTTTCGATCATCCTGACCGGGGCGGAGATATTGTTCGCAAAGGCGCCTTTGCCCGTGCGGCCCGCGCCGGGCTGCCGCTCCTCTGGCAGCATGATCGCACCAGGCGCATAGGCTTTGTCGAGCGGCTGGAGGAGGATGCGCGCGGGCTGCGAGTGATCGCGCAGATGGATGATGATGCGCCTCCGATCGCGAGCGGAGCGGGGCTGTCTTTCGGCTACCGCGTCAGATCCGCCAAGAATGGAACATATCGTGAACTAACTGATCTTGATCTGATCGAGGTCTCGATCGTCAACCATCCGATGCAGCCGCTGGCGCGGGTGCTGGCGGTGGACAGGCTGGAAGATGAAAATTCCCAACCTTCTCCGGTGGGAGAGGTCGGGAGACTTGGCAGCTTGCTGCCTAGTCGCACCGGGTGAGGGATTGTGCGTTGTCGACAGGGCACAACCCCTCACCAACTGCGCCTAACGAGCAAGCTCGCAAGGCTTCGTATCCTCTCCCACTGGAGAGGAAAATTATGGAGAAAAACATGGATTATGAAGTGAAAGCCGACCCGTTGGAGGCGGCCTTTGAGGATGTAGCGGTTGTTCCCGCTGCCGTCGTGCGGCCGCAACTGGCGGCGGGCGATGCGGCCAATCCGGCACGTTCGGCCTTTGTTGAGGGCTATTTGCGCAGCGGGCGCGAGGTGGAACTGAAAAGCTTTGCCGGCAATGTTCCTGCCGATGGCGGCTATGCCTTGCCCAAGGAGATTGATGCGCAAATCGATGCAACGCTGAAGTCTATCTCTCCAATCCGTGCGGTCGCCAATGTGGTACGCGTGGGTTCAGCTGGTTACCGAAAGCTCGTGACCACCAATGGCGTGGCATCGGGCTGGGCGTCCGAAGTTACCGCACGGCCAACCACGGCCACCCCGACCTTCAATGAAGTCGTGCCATCGTTCGGGGAGCTTTATGCCAATCCGGCAGCAACGCAGGCGATGCTCGATGATGCGCAATTTGACGTCGAGGGCTGGCTGGCGGATGAAATCGCCACGCAATTTGCAAAGGCGGAGGGAACCGCATTCGTAAATGGCGATGGCATTGACAAACCAAAAGGGTTCTTGACTTACACCAATGCGGCAACTGGCGATGCGACCCGCGCCTTTGGCCAGCTGCAATATGTGCCATCCGGTTTGGCGGGCGGATTGCCGACCACTAACCCTGAAAACAAGCTGCTCGACCTCGTCCACGCGCTTCGCGCGCCCTATCGGCAAGGGGCGGTGTGGGTAATGAATTCGGAAACGCTGGCAACGATCCGCAAGTTCAAAACCGCCGATGGCGCCTTTCTGTGGATGCCGGGAATGGTGAGCGGTCAGCCCGATACATTGCTTGGCTATCCGATCGTGGAGAGCGAGGACATGCCCTCAATCGCTGCCAATAGCACGCCGATTGCTTTCGGCAATTTCCGTGCCGGATATCTGATCGCCGAACGCAGCGAAACCAGCATCCTTCGCGATCCCTATTCGAACAAGCCCTATGTAAACTTCTATGCGACCAAGCGGATTGGCGGGGCCGTTTCGAACAGCGAGGCGATCAAGCTGCTGAAGATTGCGACATCCTAAGAAAAAATGCCCTTCCCTGAAGGGGAGGGGGAAAGGTTGCAGATGACCCCCTACAGCTTTCAACGTGGTGAGACGCTGACCCTTGCGCTCGATGCCATAAGCGGTGATCCCCTGACCGTTACCGGCATCAGCGCGGTGTTAAAGGCTGTCCCGCCCGGCCGCACCGCCGTGCCAGATGGCACGCCGGTTGCGGCCATTTTTACCATCAGCCCGCGTGCCGCACAGGGCGATATCCCGCCAGGATGGACCTTGACCATCCCGGCAGCAACCTCCGCCAGCCTGGTGGCGGGTGCTTATCTGGCCGACGCGCGGCTGGAGGTGGGCGGCGGGGTGATTGTTACCGTACCGGTCGCGATCCGCATTAGACAGTCGGTGACACCATGATGCTGCTGGCTTGGCGGCAGGCCGGAC